GGGGATATCGCATACAAAGATGACGACAAGTTTCCTAATGGTCCTTGGTGTCAAGAAGGTGACTATGTATGTTATGGTAAACATGCAGGTCATAAATTTTTTTACAAGGGTGTAAGGTTGCTTCTTTTGTTTGACGATCAAATTTCTATGGTTGTTGAAGACCCAAAAGAACTTGACCCTACATTTAACTTATCAAACTAATGATGAATAAACGTGTACCTAGAAAAAAGGGGCAACCCGCAGGCTCTAAAAAACATTCTGACTTGTATACAGATGAAAATCCAAAAGGAACTATTCGTGGATTAAAATTTGCTACAAGGGCAGATGCAGTGGCTTCTGTATCAAAAATTAAAAAGTCTGGTCGAAGCCATGCACATAAAACACAAGCTGCTATTGCAATGGAACAAAGAGCAAGAGTAGCTGGAAAAAATGCTGCAGCATCTGTTTATAGAAATTTTATAGAACAGCAAAAGAAAATTACTAAGAAAAAGAAATAAATTTAAAAATTTATCTATCTTAGTATTGTGTATTTTAGTTACATACTGTAATATAACCAATAGCGTAATCCGTCAGATTCGCACATGACGTAAAAAAGGAGAACTAAATGTCCCAATCAGATAATGAGTGGACTGCGGTAAATACTTCCAACGCCGTACAAGAGGAAGAAGAAAAAGTACAATTCGAAGTAGAAGGCGAAGAAGAACAACAGCCCGAACTTCCCCTTGAACAAGAAAAAGTTCAAGAAGTAAAAGCTGAAGAATCTCAACCTGAACAGGAAGAGCAGCAGTCTGGAGCACAAAAGCGTATTCGCCAACTTGTGCGCCAGAAAAAAGAACGTGAAGAAAAGATCGAACAACTTGTAGCTCGACAAAAAGAGCTAGAAGAACAACTGAAGACTAAACAAAAAGAAGTTGAAACTTCGGTTGAAAAAAGTTTTGAGTCTGCAGAACAAAACGTGAACAGCCGTATGGAACTGGCTCGTGATGCTTATCGTCAAGCATTGGAGTCTGGGGATACGGATCGTATTGTAGCTGCACAGGAACATCTTTCTAAAGCTCAAAACGATGCTTCGATGCTGCAAATGAATAGACAACAGTTTGTTGTTGATCGTCCTGTAGAAGAACAAACGCAACCCGTTCAACAAGAGCAACCGGCACAGTATGACCGTCTTGCAGTAGAATGGGCAGGTCGTAATTCTTGGTTTGGTCAAGATTCAGTCATGACAACGCTTGCGTTAGAAATTGACTCTGATCTAAAAAACGAAGGTTATGATCCTTCAGAAGTTGAGTTTTATCAAGAAATCGATTCACGACTCCGGGAACGGTATCCTGAACGATTTGGAATAGAACAAGAACGTCAGCAGGAAGCGTCATCTCCTGCCCAAGTGGTTGGTGGAGCGTCACGCACTTCAACATCCCCGTCAAATAAAAAGGTAAAACTATCTAAAGAAGATGTTCGCCTTGCAAATAAATGGGGAATACCACTAGAACAATATGCCGCTGAAAAACTGAAAGTGGAACGAGCCGAAGGCGAGTACACTTCGGTCTATGGTAAATAAGCGTGGAGGAAATTGAAATGGCACGTACACAAACTAAATCACGTAGTGTTGAGTCTCGTGAACTCGAATCAAGAGAAGCAGAATTTGAATATAAAGAACCCAGCCTTCTTGATATTCCTGATCCGGTAAAGTACCGATTCGAAGAACAGGGCATGGCCCTTCGTTGGATTCGGGTAACTATGAAGAATCAGGACGACTATCAAAACGTCGGCAAGCGTCTTGCTGAAGGATGGGAGTTTGTTTCTGTTGATGAAGTTCCAGAACTTCAACATACCTCTTTCGTGAGAGAGGAAGGGCGGTACACAGGTGCAGTCTGTCGTGGAGACTTGGCTTTGGCAAAAATGCCATTGCGTAAGGCACAAAGCCGTCAACGGTATTACGAAAATCAAAGTAACGAAATGGTTGATGCAGTTAATCAACAACTTATGGGACAAAGTGATTCTCGTATGCCAATTCGTAATAACAGTAAATCTCAAGTAACTAAAGGTCGCACACCTAAGTTTCAAGACTAATAGTTACTAGTGCAATTTTAATAGGGAGAAAACAATGACTACAAGTAAAGCGTTGTCTGGCTTCCGACCTTCTCGCAAACGTGGCAGTAGCATGAACAATATGGGTAGCAACGAATACCCGATTGCTTCTGGCTATGCTGCTAATATTTTTACCGGCGATCTTTGCCGTATTAATGCAGGGAATGTCCAAGTCATTACTACCGTAACTGAGGTTGTTCAGGGTGTATTCATGGGTTGTCGTTATGTAGCAGACGGTGAACAGAAGTTCAGCAAGTACTGGCCTTCTGGAACGTCCGCAACTGATGCCTATGCTATGATCGCTGACGATTCTCGAACCGTATTTGAAGTTCAAGCAGATGCTTCTGTAACTGCAGGTGACCTTCATGGTTCTCAAAACTTTGCTGTGACCCTTGGCTCTGGCTCTACCTTTACTGGTATGTCGGGTCATGGTCTTGAAGCAGCAACTCGTACAACAGGTATTGCAATGTGCCGTCCTCTCGACTCAGTCGAAGAGCCGGGAAATGATATTGACGATGCTGATGAGCGAGCATTCCTTAAATTGAATGTTCAACTTATCCAGCATACGGATAACTTCCTGACTGCCGCTGTAACTGCACCTGCAACTATCACAGCATATCTGCTGGGTTAAAGGGAGATTAAATAATGGCTATTAATAGAGCAAGTATTGCAAAAGAGCTTCTCCCCGGCCTGAACGCTGTATTCGGCATGGAGTACGGGGAAGTTGCTGATGAACACGCTCCGCTTTTCGAGACTGAAAACTCGGATCGTGCATTTGAAGAAGAAGTACTTTTCACTGGTTTCGGTACGGCTCCGGTGAAGGGCGAAGGTGCAGCCGTCTCTTACGACGACGCACAAGAAAGCTATACCGCACGGTACACTCACGAAACTGTGGCACTTGCATTTGCAGTGACCGAAGAAGCTATGGAAGATAATCTTTATGATACCTTTGCAAAGCTTCGTGCTCGTGGTCTGGCCCGTGCAATGGCTAATACCAAGCAAGTTAAGGCTGCTGATGTTTTCAACAACGGCTTTAACTCTTCGTATGCTGGTGGTGACGGTCAACCGTTCTTTTCGTCGTCGCACCCAACCATCGGTGACGGTACTCAGTCGAACAACCTCGGTGCTACCGACCTTTCGGAAGCTTCGTTGGAATCGGCTCTGATTACTATTTCGAAGGCAAAAGATGATCGTGGTATTCTGATTGGTCTCCAAGCAGAGTCGCTGCACATTCCGGCTGATTTGGCATTTACTGCCGATCAAATCCTGAATAGCACGATGTCCACGACTATTGGCGTTAACCCGACTACCGCTGCAAACGGTGCGACTAACGTCAATGACATTAACTCCATTCGTAACCAAGGGCTGGTTCCGGGCGGTTTCTTTGTGAACCGTCGTTTTACGGATACCAATGCTTGGTTCCTCAAGACTGATTGTCCGAATGGTACGAAGATGTTTGTCCGTGCTCCGCTTCAAACAAAGATGGAGCCTGACTTCGATACTGGCAACCTCCGCTTCAAGGCCCGTGAGCGTTACAGCTTCGGTTTCTCTGACTGGCGTGGTTTCTATGGTGCCTCTGGCTCCAGCTAAGATTAAATCTTAGTAAAGTAAAATAAAAAGAAGAGGGGTACTTTCGTATCCCTCTTTTTTTGTGTATAATATAGGCACAGTCAAAAACTAATTAACTAACAATAGAGGTAAAAATGGCTAGTAATATTCGTCAAGGTTTTGTGACGGGCAGTGGTGCTGTGCTTGATGTGACCACCAGTGTTACCGTTGCTAACACCCGAATTAAAAGTGTAACATACTCTGGCGTTGGTACTTTTCTAATTGAAGGTAAAGATACTGATGCAGAGGGTAATGTAAATGGAAATCAAATTAAGTTTGTAGGAACTACGGCTGTTGATGCAGGAGATATTTATATTCCTGATTTTGGTGTTAAGGTAGTTGGGCCTGTAAAAGTATCGGCTCCGACTTCTGCAGCAACTGTAGCTGTTTACTATGGCTAATTATACGTATCTTGTAGACGACATTATTCAGGCTACAGAAAACGATTCTTCAGATTTCCTAACTTATATTCCAAAAATCGTGAATAGGGCTGAAGAGCGTTTGACTCGTGATCTTGATGATTACGGGCTGGTTAGCTATACGTCGGTTGCAGTATCTTCTGGCGTTAATTTGATTACTTTACCATCTGGAACACGAGTTGTCAAGAACTTTAATGTTATTTCTAATGGTACAAGAATTAATCTTCTTCAACGGACAGACGAATATATTCGTGATTACTGGCCAGTAAGCGCAAGCACTGGAACTCCTGAATACTATGCACGGAGAAACAATACCACTGTCATTGTGGCACCAACTCCTGTATCAACACTCAATGGAGAGTTTGCGTATATCTCTAGACCTACCACACTTGCTTCAACAACGCCGACTAATTATTTTTCTGACTTTTGTTATGATGCGTTGTTTAATGCTTCGATGATTGAAGCAATGGTATTTATGAAAAACTTTGAACTTGTCTCGTTGTTTGAAGGACGCTACAATGAAGCAGTACAGTCCCTTCGTAATCAAGCTCGTAGAACACGGCGTGACGATATGGAAGCACCTGCAAGTCCGGCAGGAGCAGATAATCCAGTAGTATTAGGGAGTAACTAATGGGTCTTTTTAAAATGGTAGCAGGAAAACTCGTTGAGGTTTCTGCTGAAGAATTAGCTAAAAAAACGGCAAAGAAAACTGCAAAAAAAGCAGCACCCAAAAAAGCTGCGCCTAAAAAGAAAGCAGCTAAAAAAGGTCGTCCTACAAAGCAGCAAAAAGCTGCGGCAACTCGTGCAAAGAAAAAGGCAGCATCCGCTACGCCAGCTAAAAAGAAAATGGCGCAAAAACCGGGAACTGCTAAGCGTAAAGATACACGCATGAGCCTTAAAGGAATGGCACCGGAAAAAGCAAAAGAGCTTCGTAATCTTGTAACACAGGTTCGAAAAGAAATGAAAATGGAAGGTAAGCCTCAAGCTAAACCTATTCCATCTCGTATTCCCACAAAGACTCCTCCGTCTGGACCAACAGCTAAAGGAGCTTATGAAGAAGGTCCAAATACAGTTTTGCCTTCAAAAATTCAAGTTCCTCCTAGACTTAAAGATTATTCTCGTGCTCAAATTCGCCGTCTTGTTTCAACAGGTCAGGTTAGAATTGTAAAGAATAAAAGCACTGGAAAGTTTGAAGCCAAAGCAACTGGTAAGTTTGCACCCCCAGCTTCTATGATTCGAGAAGCTGCCGGTGAGGGACCAAGGGGTACGAGAGTAAAAACAATCAAACCATCTGAGCGTCGTCGCCGTGCTACAAAGGGTGGTGAGCCTACAACCTTTGGCGAAATGAAACGTCGTCAAAAACTTTCGGCTAGGGAAACTCGTTACTTTAAAAATCAAAAAGAAGTAATGAAAGAAGCAGGTAAAGATATTCGTGATCGAATTGAGCTTGTTGAAAAGCGTCGTCGTCAAGGACTTTTGACTGCATCAGAAGCAAAGCGTCGTATTAAAAAGATCAAACAAACTGCAATGAAAACTATTGAGCAGAAAAAGAAAGAGTCTGGTCGTAAGGGTTTTGAGTCTTCACCAACTCGTATTGGTACGACTACGGTACGTCGTGCTGGTGGTAAAGTTACGCCGCCTGAATATAAAGGGTTTTCTAAACTTCCAGAAAAAGTCCAGCAAAAAATGGACCCAGAACTTGCTGCTAAGTATGAAAAAGGTGGTAAAATTAAACGTGGCATGAAAAAAGCTGGTAAAAGTATGAAAAAACTTGGAGCACTCTATGGAGCAACTCCTGCAGGTATGTTGGAAATGCTTGATCTGCTTGAAATGGGTATTAACTTGGGTCTAAAGAAAGGCGGCTCAGTAAAAGGCGGTGGTGCAGCATTGCGTGGCCACGGCAAAGCAATGCGAAAGAAAGGTAAATAATCATGATTAGAAAAATTATTGGAGATGCAATTACCAAAGTTATTGATGACGTTGGTGAAATGTTTCTTAAAAAACCGGGGGGTAAAACACAACGTGTAACTGATCCTGATAAAGCTAAAAAAATGATTGGAGATGGAGCCAAAGTTGTTTCTCAAGCTCCTATTCGTAATGCTCGTGGTCTAACAGCACGTGAGCGTGAAGCTATTTCTGGTCTTACTGGACAAACTGCGGGTGTGGCACGAACTATTTCTCGTGGTAAAACTTCTATTGGTGAGCTTGTTAAGAGTGGTCAACGTGCAAAGCCTAAAGGTATGGGTGATAGAAAAGCTGTTGTTCCACGGCCAAAGCCTCCTGCAAAAAGAAGCCAAACTGTACCTGTTCCAACACCTAAACCACGCCCTCCGGCACAAGCTCGTCCTACACCAAAACCTGCTGCCCGTGCTGGCGGTTCAGGGGGTGGCCGTCCTCCGGGTACGGCTCCTCGCCCTATGCCGGGTGCTCGTCCGGGACAACGTCCTCCTCGTATTGTAGGAACTACTCGTGGAGCACAAGCAGGTACAGCGGCTCGTCAAGCAGCTATTCTTGCTCAGATTCAAAAAAATCTTGAGGATGCTTCAAAAAAAGGTCCGGGTAAAGCAGAAGCCATGCCTTTGCCAAAGTCAAAGCCTAAAAAGCCAGCACGTACCCCTGACACTAAAAAGATTGATCCTAAAGGTCGTCCTAAGAAAACACCTGATACTAAAAAGATTGATCCGAAAGGGCGTCCAGTAAGCGCAGGTAAAAATGTAGGCTTTGGTCCAAAGGGTAATATCTTTCCAAGCAATGCAGAAGAACGTAAAGCACTTATGAGAATGTATGGTGGCACAGGTTCTGCAGCAGCAAAACGTGCTCTTAAAGGACTTCAAGGTGATATTGTAGGTGGAAAAGCTGCTTATGACGCTGCTAAAAGAAAACGGCTGGCTACTAAGAAAAAAGCTGGTGGTAAACTTGGTAAAGATTTTATGAGCACACAAACAAGAGCAAAGTCTAGGATTTATAAGGCACCTAAATCACCTGCGCCATATGCTAAACCTAAAATTAAAACTTATAAACCTAAAAAAACACCGGGGATGACAGGCAAACCTGCAAGTCGTATTTACAAAAAACCAAAAAATATGAAACTTTTTAATAAAGGTGGCAAGGTTGCTCGTCAGGTCAAAGGTTTTGGAGCGGCTCGTCGTCCTAAAAACTAACAGGAGTTTACAATGCCAACAAAAAACCCAGCAGCTAAGTCTCTTAGCAAACGGAGATACGGTTTGAAAATTGTAAAACCGAAAAAAGGTAAGGGTTCTTATACTCGTAAAGGCAAGGGGTTGTCCAGTGGTGGACGCCCCA